GGACCTTCTGGCCCCATTTGGAGATCGCACCGATCGCGGCGGTGCCGGTGGGCAGGTTCGCGTACGGGTACACCGAACCAGCGCCGACAGCCTCGACCGCGCGGTCGGACACGAACGGCTCGGACTGCTGGTAGAGCACGGCGCCGCCCTGTGAGCGGAACCGCTGGGTGAGGACTTGGTCGGCGACGAACCGCAGATCCTGGTAGCTGCGCAGACGCCGAAGGATCTGCTGGGGGGACTGCAGGAACCGGCTGATGGTCTCCAGGTCACCCGAGAGGGTGGGAGGGGAGGCCGGGTAGGTACCGGGCATGGCTCAGATTCCTTTCCGGCTACTTGCCGATGAAGCGCAGCTTGAGGCCAGCGCCGGCGGTGATGAGGGCGGTGCCGAGGTCGTAACCGGCCGCGGCGGCGGTGCCTTGCACGGCGGTGCCGAGCGCACCGGATGCGGCTGCGACGATGCAGTCACCGACGGTGCCGCCGGCAGTGTGCGTGACTTCATGGACGACACCGGAGATCGGCCAGATGGTGAGCCGACCCCCTGACGGCGCGTCGTGCGCGGCGACACCGACCACCTTGAGCGACAGCGCGCCTGCGGGGCCGACCGCGCCCGTAGTGGTGGTCTCGACGAGGGTGCCGCCAGTGACGATCGCGGACGTGACCAGCGTGAACGGCGCGATGCCGTTGGCGTAGACGGGGCTGTAGTCGGCCATGTCAGCCACTCACCTTCGCGGTCGGCGGGAACAGGCCCGCGAACTCGTCGTCGATGTCGCCGGTCTCGTCGCCGCCGGAGTACCCGGACGCCGCTACGGGCACCAGGTTCTTCGGCATCGACGCGAGCGCCTGCTTCGCGCCCTCGGGGTCCGACTTCCAGTACGTCACCCAGTGCGGGACCCGGGCGCGGGGGATCTTGCCGTCGTGGACGGCGGTCTCGATGACGCGGTCACGCTCGGCCGCGGCCATCACCTTGTACGCCTCTTCGCCCTTCGCGGCCGAGGCCTGGATCGCGGCGAGGGTCGCGGAGTCGACGAACACGCCGACACCGGCTGCGGCACCGGCCGCGGCGATGGACGCGGGCACTGCGGGCGGGGTCGCAGGGTCGCTAGGAGTGGCCGGGTCCGCCGGGTCGGTCGGAGCGGTGGCGGGTGGGACGTCCGCGGTGAGCGCAGCCATAACAGCCGCCTCGTCAGCGTCGGTCGCCAAACCGAGCCGCTGCCGCGCTTTGGTGAGCTGCTCGTCCGTGAGAGGCACGGCAGGGCTCCCTTCTGTTTGCCCGGCACCATTCGGCGCGGGAGTGTCTGGGCCGCTAGCGGCGGCCATGCCCGCAGCCGCGAGTAGCGACGGCGGCGGGTCTTCCTTGAGTTGGCTGCGGTAGAGGCCGACGAGCTTGACCGCAGCGGCCTTCTTCGCCTGCGGGGACGCGTGGACGGCGCTGACACCGTGACCGCCTGCTGCGGCGTGGACACCGCCGCGGTTGAGCGTCCCGTCGGGTTCGCGGACGGGCAGCGAGTACCGCTGTTTCGCGGTGCCGGCGCCCATGCCGCGGTCGAGGACGCACGCGCGGGCGTACTGGGCGTCGGTGTAGTCGGAGTCGGAGAACTGCGACCACGGCTTGTCGGACACCCCGGCCGCGGCTATAAATCCTGGCGCGGGATTTATAGGTTCGGCGGCATCATGGGCGGCGGTGAACGACGCAGCGACCAGCACCCGCGTCGCGGCCACACCAAGCGCCTGCGGGATGTCACGCAGCGACCGGATCGTCGACATCCCCGGCGGGGTCACACCGAGCAGCGCGAGCGCGGTGATCTCGAAGGTCTGCTTGTCCTCGTTGGCCCAGCCCTCGAATGACCGGTCCGGGTAGGCCGACGGGCCGAGCTTCGCGAGCCAGTCGGGCATGTCGGCCACGTCACCGAGCAGCACCGACTCGTCGCCCGAGCCTTCGACGCGGAGGTTGTGCAGCCACCCCAGCGCGGGTTCGCCGTCGAAGCGGGGGTCGACGTGGCCGAGCTTGAGCGGCGCCCGGAACTTGCTGCCCAAGGTCTTGGCCTGCGCGACGGCATCGGCGAGCATCGCCGCAGTGAGGTTCAGCGGGCCGGTGCTGAGCTGGTACTCGCCGGGGCGGGCGATCTCCAACCCTTGGATGTCAGCCATCAGTCCTCCGGGGCATGCGGAACAGCCCGCTCGACGGCGGGCTAAGGGGTGGTGCGGGGTGCGTTAGAGCGCTCGGCCGATCTTTTCGCGGCGGGTCAGGCGGCGTAGGTCATTCGCGTCAATGTGCGCGCGCAGAGCCGCCTGCCACTCGCGGACCTTCGCGCTAGCCGCACGCGCCGCGGCGTCGTCGAGCGCGACCGCCTGCCGCCGCTTCCACGCCCGGATCGACCGTTCGATCGCCCGTTGCCGCTGCCCCGCCTCATACCCGGCAGGGTCACGCTGCGCGACACCCGCGATCGTCGCACCCGGCAGGTACGCCGACACCGAATGGCGGCAGTTCGGGTGCTGGAACCCGGCCGCGCGGGCAGCCTCGAGCGACGCGGTGACATTGACCGTGCGGGGGGTTCCGGTCAGCGCCGACGGCTCGATGACCGCGCCGACGCGGCCGGAGATCGAGAGGATCTTCCGTTCCCACGGGCGGCACAGCGGGCACTCACGAGGCGCGTCGGACACGATCACGAGGTCGATCCCGGACGCGGCGAGCGCGTCGACGTGCCCTTGTACGGCTGCGTGCCCGGCGCCGGTGCGGACAGCCATCTCGGCGTAGGACTCGAGCGCCCAGTTCCGGCCGGCGCGGTCCCGGAACCCGGTCACGCCCCGCTCCGCGAGGTCGTCAAGCACGGACTGCGCGGCCTGTAGCCGGGTCATCGTCCCGCCGAGCACGTCGGCGACACCCACGCGGATGGCCTGCTCGTAAACGTTGATGAGCAACTCGGGGGTCTGGATCAGCGCCGCCTCGACGTTGCCGCTCACCTGGTCGGCGAGCCGGTCGACCGTGCCGTGCCCATGCTCGGGAAGGTGGAACGGCAGCCGCGCGTCAGTGGTGTCGATCCGGGCCAGCGCCTCGCCGTGCGCGTACGCCTCGTACACGATCGAGCGGACCTGGCCGAGCACCGCAGGCGTGGCGCGCGTGACGCCAGCCGCGAGGCGTTGCCGCAACATCCAGATCTCGGCGAGCTTCGCCGCTTCCCAACCCGGGCCGGTGATCCCCGCGCGGAGCCGGGCAGCGATCAGGTCGATCAGCGCGAGCTCAGCCGCCGACAGCGTCTCTAGGACATGCGCGGCGAGTTCCGCAGCATCGTCCGGGCTCGCTGGCACGGTCTGACGCTACCCGCCGTAGGCCGGTGTGGCGCTGTCCGGCGACGTTGATGGTTCGGTCGGCAGATCCGGGCCGCCGCCACTGTCCGGGGTAGTGGCACCATCAGGCACAGTCGCCATCGGATCGGCCAGCGGCGCCGTCTGATGCGGCGGCGTCCACGGCGTGGCCCGGTCCGGGAGCTTGTACTCCTTCCGGAGATACTCCTCAAGCGCCGGGTCCGCGCTCACCGCGCCGCTCGACAGCAGCAGCTGCATCGTCTGCGCGGTCACCTCATGCTGCGCGCCCACGTCGCCGCAGATGATCCGCGGCGCCGGCTCATCCTCACCCCAGTTGTAATCGACCAGCGGCACGGACAGCTGGTCGGTGCCCTGCTCTGCGTGCGTGTCGGCGATCGACTGCAACGCCAGCAGGAACAGGTCCATGAACGTCTCACCGAGCGCGCGGGACCCGTGGGTGGTGTCGGCTAGGTCGAGCAGCGACGTGAGCGTTGAGCGGGTCATTTGCTTGTCGAGGTACTCGATGAACGCGACCGCGTCAGGCACCGACCCGACCATCCCGCGCAAGTTGCTGGTGAACCCGTTCGGGAGGCCGGCGCCGCCCGTCTCCGACACCCGGATCGCGGAGGCGTACTGCTGCGCCTCGGCGATCTGCCCTGGCGTCGCACCCGGCGGGGCCTGCACCTCCAAGATGCCCGTCCCGAACCGGCGGATCGAGATCGCATGCACCCGCGCCGTCTCATGCTTGAGCAGCCAGAACGCCCACGCCGGCCGCAGCAGCGACTGCCCTACCCAGTTCGCGCCTTCCCGTTCGTGGGCGTACCAGACCAGCGCGTTCCGTTTGATCCCGGGCTTGTCGGGGTTCATGTCGTAGTGCTGCCGGATCTCGGTGATCTCACCGTCGGCCTTGTCGATGTCGATCCGCCAGATCGTCTGTGGCATCCGCTCGTAGGCGGCGGCGATCCGGGTCTGCTCGCCGGTGGTGTCGTAGATCCGCTCGAACGCCATGTGCCCGAACGTCAGGTCCAATAGGGACATCCGCAGATGCTCAGTCCACTGGAACTTGCGGCGTTTCCGCCCGGACGGGGTCTCGTCTTGGCCGAGGATGTTCAGGCCGAGCTCGTCAGCGACGAGCTGGGTGACCTGGGGGCGGCAGCCGGACCCGTCGACCGCCCACGACGCGCGGCGGATCGGGTACGTGTACGCCTTCAACACGGCGGCCAGCTGCGGGTCGTGCCGCATCCGCGCATACATCCGCACCGAGTTCGGCCACCACAGGTCGGGCACGGTCTCGAGGACCATGTCGACGAGTTGCCCGGTGCCGATGCCGCCGGAGAGCCAGACGTTGTCGTCGATGTAGCCCGCGGTGCGTGTCGGTGCGGTCACGGGCTACGCCTCCTCAGTAGGGGATCGCTGCGATGTCGAGTTCGTTTGTGCTGGCCCGCCAAGCGTCGTCGGTCTGCTTCGCGGTCGGCTGCGGCACGAAATGCGCGACCAGCATCCGCGCGGCGTAGGCCATCACGTCGACCTGGTCATCATGGGCGGCGTTCGGGAAGTCGGCGTGCTCGTCGAGCCACTCATCCAGCCACGCCGCATCATGCGGGAGCCAGACCCGGTTCTGCCGGACCAGGTTCGCCGCCGGGATCGCCCTAGTGAACTTGTCGACGTCGGCCTTGAGTTCGGCGATCGGAATCCCCGACCGGCCGGCCTGGTACACGAACGTCGTCCCGAGCATCCGCGACTCGACGTATACCGTGTCGTACGGGCCGAGCCACCGTTGCCGCAACGGCGCGATCATCGCGAAGTGGTCAGCCTCGGCGACGCGCTCACGCTTGCGGTCTAGCAGGACGAGGTCACCGTTCGGGGGGATCGCCCACGCCGCCGCAACCGTCCAGTCAGCGCTGGTGCGCAGCGACGCCGCGAGGTCGATCGTGATGAACTTCTGGGAGTCGTCGAACCGCCACGACATCTCGCCGAGGTTGAACCGGTGATCGACACCGGGGGTCCAGTACCGCCAGTCACCGCGCTTGAACAGGCCGCCTTCGGCTGCGGTCGGCCGTTGCTGGTAGAGCGAGTTCCACACATAGGACGAGACGCTGGCTTGCATCCGCGCGAAGAATCCCGGCGGGTGCAGCTTCGGGTTCGCCGACTCGATCTCCTCACCAACCTTGCGGCCGAGCGGGTCGAAAACGCCGACGGCGATCGCTGGTAGCGATAGCACCGCCCACTCTCCCGGCTCGCGTTCGAGCAGCCGGCCGGCGAGGTCGTCGGTGTGCCAGCGGGTTTGGATGAGGATGGTCTTGCGGGCGCGGACCTTCGCGACGTTCTCCCAGAAGTCCCAGACCTTGTCGCGGATCGTCTTCGATTCGGCGTGCGCGCGGTCTTTGATCGGGTCGTCGATGATCAGCAGGTCAGCGGCGCGGCCGGAGAACGCGCCCGCGATGCCGACGCAGTAGACGCCGCCGCCTTGCCGGGTTTCCCACCGCCCGGCGGCGTGCGAGTCCTGCCGCAGTTCGAGCCGTAGGTCGGGGTGTTCTTCGACGTCGCGTTTGATGAGCCGGCCCCAGCGGACCGCGGTCTCGGTCTCGAACGCGACGATCACGATCCGCATGGTCGGGTCGTGTTCGAGCAGCCACAGGGGGGTGCGGCGTGAGACGCGTTCTGACTTCCCGACTTGCGGGGGCGCGAAAATCATCTGCTTCGCGTGGTCGCTGTCCACGGTCGCGATGATCGCAGCGTCGATCGCGTTGAGCGCCGGCGTCTGCCGCGTGCCCGGGTCGAGGTCGCGGGCCATGACACCGGGGGTCGCCCAGCGGCGTGGCTTGATCTCGAAGCGGCGCGCGGCCTGCTCAGCCCAGTCGAGCGTTGCGCTCATCTGGGCCTCCTCAGTGCTACTTGTGGCCTC